GATACAATTCAGGACTTTATTGAAAACAGTGAAAAACATTACTTAGTCCTTTCAGTTCCACCCGGTCACTATAAATCGTTCACGGCTAAAAACCTTGCAATGTGGTTAATGGGTAAAGACTTAATGACTCGTGTGATCGGTGTTTCAAACTCTGGTGACATGGCAAGTATGTTTTCTACACAGATACGAGACACAATATTGGGTAGTAATGTAGGTAGAGGTGGTATACCATACCCTGAGATATTCCCAGATACAAAGATAAAACAAGGCTTCGCCACTAAAAGTAAATGGGAAATAGAGGGTAGCTCAGAGCCTAGCTATCGAGCAACTTCACCGACAAGTTCTATTACAGGATCAAGGGCTGATTATATTATAGTCGATGATATTATTAAGAACTCGACTGAGGCTATGAATGCCAATGCCCTAGCAGACCATTTCAATTTCTATAAGAATACTCTATTCACACGAACTGACGGTGATGATTATAAGTTTATATTTGTCATGCAGCGATGGGCAACTAATGACTTATCTGGTGAGATTATAAAGCTATATGGTGATGATGTAGTGGAAGTTAAATACGAAATAGAAACAGATGGCAAAATGCTTGAGCCTTCTATACTTAGTAGTAAGAAGTTTGCTGAGATAAAAAGGACTCTTGATCCAACTGTTCTTAAAGCTAACTATTACCAACAACCAGTAGACATCGAGGGAAGGCTATACAAAGGCTTCCAGGAGTGGACAACACTACCAGACTCAATCATACGCAAGAACACGACTGACGTTGCAGACCAAGGAAAAGACTATCTTTGTTCTATTAATTGGTTTGATGTCAAAGACGAGGACGGTACTAAGGTTTATATTACTGATATTTATTACTCAAAGGAAAAGGCTGAGATTACAGAGCCTCAAGTAGCAAAGATGATTACAGCCGACAACATTACTATTGCTGACTTTGAATCAAACAATGGAGGAAAAGGATACGCCAGGAACGTAGAGCGTGAACTGATAAAGCTTGGCAATACTAAAACGGTTGTCGAGTGGACACCACAAAACAGCAACAAAGAAGCTCGTATACTTGCCTCTAGCGCTTGGGTGAATCGTAACGTATATATGCCGCCTAACTGGACAACGAAGTACCAAGAGTTCTCTGTAGAGGTTCTAAGCTACGTTGCTGGTGGAAAGAACCCACACGATGACGGAGTTGATGTCCTAGCTACAATATATTCAAATAGTGCAAACTTACAAACAATCGAATACGCCAATGCTAGATAGACTATAGACACTAACGCACTATACTTCTTATACTAAGTAACAGATAACGAGGAAAACGCTTTGAACCCTTTGGCAAAATTATTCAACAGACTAACCAACAAAACTCCTAAGATGATTACCAGAGATGATTTAGGTTGGGTAAATATAGCTGGTAATGACACATATGGTGAGTTTATTGCTAATGATTACGAAAACGCATACCCTTCTGTTACCAAGATAACTAATAAGTTTATGAAAATACGCCCTTATGCTGTTGACTCCACTGGAGAAAAAGTAGAAGCACCAGTATTAGATGCCTTGTATCACCCTAACCGAAAGAATAGCTCTGTTGAGTTTCGTGAAGCAATTGTACTTATGTATCTCGTACACCCTCAAAGTCATATTCTTCTATGGCGAAAAGAAGGCAATGTTATTCTTCCTGGCGGACGTATTACTAGTAAGAATATTGGTGGTTTTACATTCTTACAAAATCCAACAACCGTAAATGTCAACGGTAAGATTACTTATACAATTACTACGCCAAAAGGTACTTCACAATATTCGGAAGATGAAGTTATTACATTAGGCGGACTAGACCCATACGCAATCAATACAGGCGGTTACTCTCCTACCCGAGCAGCACGTAAGTGGACAACCATTGATGACTACATCGCACAGTATCAAAAGGGATTCTTCAAAAACGGTGCAGTCCCAACTGGTGAGTTTGTTATTACAGCCCAGACCGCTAAGGACTTTAATGATGTCGTAGACAAACTACAAGAACGACACCGTGGTGCTGGTAAGAACGGAAATGTTACCTACACTCACCGTCCAGTAGACCCTAACACTAACAAGCCCCTTGATGCTCAGATTGAGTGGATTCCTTTTGCTACACCTAACCGTGAGCTTTCACTTAATGACCTATTTACACAGGCAAATAAAAAGATTGACTCAGCTTTCGGTGTTCCTGCGTCTATCAGAGGTGTTGGTGAGAACAACAACTATGCTACAGCCCGAACAGATCAACAAAACTTTATGGAGAATGTAGTAGAACCTATTACTCTTAAGATATGGACACAATTTACTCATGAGCTTAACCGTATTACTGGTGGGCTTGGTGTACAGATTACCGCTGACGTTCCTATCCCTGCTCTTGCTGATGAGGAAAAAGTACAAGAAGAAACCGGAGCAATCCGTGATGCTCGCTTTATTATCTTGCTTGATAAAGGATATACACCAGAGAGTATTGAAATTTACTTTAAAAGCCATGACATAAACGATCTTATTGTAGGTATAGTCAGTAATGATGTGGTAGAAGACAACCCAGACATTGACGATGGTGATGAAGTACAAGATAGTCCTGAACCAGATAACGCAGGACTGAAGCCTACAAACAAGGGGACGGCAAAAAGCACAAACCCAAAAGCATCGTCTCATAGTCCTGAACCTGCTGTTGATGCAGAACTAGTACCTTATGAGCTAGATATTGAGAATGCACTTAATGCACAGATAAACAGACAGGCTTCAAGAGTCTCAGTTTCTCCGGTGTCCCTAGCAGAAGACCCCACTGAGCAGGAGAATGACGACTTAACGGAAGAGATATTGGCAATCTTACTTCTGCTGTTCTTAATGCGTGGACAAAAGGTATATAACAGCGGACTGCTATTAGCTATGTCTGGTGGACTAGATATATCAGGTACAGCAGGGTTCACTGGATCTGTCTCAACTCAAGCCGACAGAATATATATGAAAGACGTAGTTAAGTCATTCAATGCTGACACATCAAGTGAACTATCCAAACTCATTGAAACTAATAAGTTATCTGGTCAAACTGTTACTAAGCAAGCACTTGCAGCGTTTGTATTAGGTCAGACTTTTAGAGTCAAACGATTCTCACAAAACGAAGCATGGCGCACAAGTGAGACATCTGGTAATAAAGCAATGATTCAACTTAACGTTCAGCTAAACGCTACTCAGATAGCTGGAACATATAAGATATGGAACATTCAGGATAGCGCCTGTTTTATCTGTCGCCCCCTCGCAGGCATTACATAGGTATAAAGGAACTGTTTCCTGGTGGTTTAGATTCACCCCCAGCCCACGTTAATTGCCGATGTAAGCTTTCATACTCTATAATTAAGGGTAACGCAAATCCTACAAACATCGAAGGCAAAGACCCTAGCGGTATATATGCAGAGAATGGCCGTTACCTCGGTAAGAAACTTGGCGGCGGTATGGTAAGTATAAAAAACCCAACTTCTAAACTTGAAACAGTTGTTAAAGTATAGAATTGACAGACCACAAACATAACAGTGATAATAAATACAGAACTAATACGATTGCAAAAGTTCATTTAAAGAACGCACGAGTGGAAGTTTGTAATTTAAATAAAGGAAGTGCTATGAAGAAACCATTCCTACAGCTTACTCCCGAAGGTTCATACGAGCTTTTAATAGAAGGTGTCATTTCTGGCGAAGAATGGTGGGGCGATGAGTTCACACCAAGTATGGTCAGAGAAGAACTTGCACAAGCAAATGGAAAACCACTAAAGATTATTATCAATAGTCCTGGCGGTGAAGTATTTGCAGGTGCTGCAATCTATAACGCTCTATTGCAATATGAAGGAAAAAAGACTGTACGTATTGATGGTGTAGCGGCTTCAATGGCTAGCGTTATTGCTATGGTGGGTGAAGACATTCAAATGTCCCCCGGTTCAACTATGATGATTCATCGTCCTATGGTTGGAGCTTATGGCAATATCAAAGACCTCAACAAAGCGATCAAAGTACTTGAAGCATTAGAAGAGACACTGTTACCTATCTATGAAAATAGAACTGGTTTATCTCATGACGAAGTGTTCAACCTCCTAGATGAGGAAACATGGATGTCACCAGAGGGAGCAGTAGAACTTGGATTCGCTGATAGTGTTTCGACACCAAAGGTTGAGCAAGTTAGTGCATTCGACAAGATTAAGGCAATGCTCAGTAATGAACAGTTTGCTTTTTCTATGAACGCTATGCACAAGTCTTTGGAACATTACGTTGCAGAAGCGGAAGCACCAGAAACAAAGGAGAACACGCAAGTGGAAACTAAAGAAGAAAAGATTGAAGAAGTAGCTACTCCTGTAGTAGAGACTACCGAAGTCGTAGACACACCTGTGGAATCTGAGACACCAGTTGTCGAAGAATTAGCAGAAACAGAAGTAGAGGAAGTAGTTGAAACTCCTATCGCTGAAATTAAACCAATCAACTTAAAGAAGGAAACACCTAAAATGAGTAAAGAACTCAAAACTGACGAAGTTGTTGCCCCTGTTGCACTTGCTGACCCTGCGGTCGGTACTGTAGTTGCAAAAGACGGCATCACAAAGAACGAATACAAAACACGCTTCGTAGAGATGCTATCAGCTGCATACAACGGCGAAAAAGAAATCGCATCTGCTAAAGCTAAAGACATTCAGGCAGTCATGGTTATTGACGGCACAACTGGTTCACCAGTTTACGGTGGAGAAGTACTCTCTACTGACATCCGTGATGCTTACACAAATGTAGGCCGTGTTGGTGCACTTGTTAACCGCATTGATATTGAAGGTGCTGAAACATTCAAGCAACTTGTAGAAACTGCTGGTGCTGGATTCCGTCCCGTATCACTAGGTGGAACAAAGCAAGAAGACCAACCTGTTTGGACTCCTGTATCATTTGAACCACACGAGTTTGCGCTAATTGTTGCATGGCTTGACGGCGTTCAGAAACGTTCACCTATTGCTATTTACAACCAAATTGTTAAATACATTGCTCGACAGTACTCAAAGCTAGAAGATACTATCATCCTTACATGGGCTGGTGGAACATTCGGCGGTGAAACATTCCCTAGCACTGGACTCGTACCTGCTCTAGTAGCAGCCGGTCGTGTTACTCCTGTTGCATCTTACACATCTGCTGCGATTCTTCCAGCAATTGGTGCTGCATACGGTAGCCTTGAAACTGACCAACCTGTTGCCCTCGTAACTAACCGTTCAACTTGGGGTGCTATGGCTACCACTATTGACGGTGAAGGACGTGCTGCATTCACAGTAGTTGGCGATCAAGTATCTGCTGGTGCTCTTGGAACATTTAACGTAGTTCTAAGCGAAGTACTTGCTGATGGTGACGTTGTTCTTGGTGCATACGATGACTACAACCTTGTCACCCGAGGTGGTCTTTCAACACTGTTCAGCCGTGAAGCGACTGTCGGTTCACTAAACCTGTTTACACAAGATGCAAGCGCACTACGTGCTGACGTTGACATCACAGGTGGAGCTGTTGCTATCGAAAGCTTCGAGCTAATGCAGTTCACAACTACTAGCTAATTAAAACGAAAGGGGTCAAACTAATATGACGCAAGCACAACTTGAAGCACTACTAGGGCGACCCCTATCGTCCATTGAAGTTACTAACCTAACTTTGTACCTTGACATTGCAAATGAACGACTACAAAAAATCCTCTGTTACTCAGTGGTGCAAGATGTAGGCGCTCAAAGGTTCTTTACTGCACGTGAAGGTTATTCCACAGTATTTGTTGGAGCTATCCAGACGATAACGGAAGTTAAGTTGAATGGTGTTATAACCACAGACTTTACACCTTATCTATGGGACTCTCGCAATAGTGAGTGGTTTAATTCAATCGTGTTTAAAGAAACATTAGAGGCAAACGACGAAGTACAGATTACAGGAACATGGGGCTTTAGCTCTATGCCTGGTGATCTCAGCCAATTGCTCGCAAAGGTTTTCGACCTTGTTAGTTCTGGTATTAGTTCAGATACAAATGTTTCAAGCAAAAAGGTAGAAGATTTTAGCATCAGCTTTGATACAAACCTTACAGCTGAACAACGATTGATCGATTCTAATATTGCAACTATCAATAAGTATAGCCTTTGTAATATAGGACAGGTTCGCAATGGGCTTGTCTGTTAGTGTATTCGATGTCTTTGTACTTCAATCGTACACGTTTCTAAGCGTCTCTAGGGGTGGTGTTTACGGTAACATGATTACCGCATCATATAACGCACTTGGAGTGTTTAAATTACGTAACGAGATGGTTCAAGTCAATAACCAAGAAGTACGTCAGTCAGCTGCAACCTTAAAAGTTAAACCAGGTGAGAGCTTTATAAGTTCAATAGCTGTGGGACAAGGGATACAAGTTGAAGGACAAGACTATGAGATCATTGGACAAACTGGTGGTCGTAACTTTGAAACTGGAGTACTTGAACATTACTCATTAACACTACAGGTAACTGATTACTCACAATACACGGAAACTTCGTAATGGCTATAAAATCAAACATTTTAAAATGGGCGAACACAACAGTTGTTGAATATGGCCGTGTAGAAGAAGTAATCGCAGGAGTTATTCTCACAAGAGCAATAATGCTATCCCCTAAAGATAGTGGTGCGCTCGCAGAGAATGGTCGTGTAGAAGATCAAGGAACATTCAGAACTGTGACTTTTGGTGATAGTTCTGTACCGTACGCAAGGCGTAGGCACTTTGAAAATAAAAAGAATCCACAAACCCTCGGCTACTTAAAAAATGCTGGGGATAGTGTAGGAAAAGAAAACCCTAAAAAATACGTGGAAATGTCAAAATGATTACTTTAAGTTTTTTGAAGCTATTAGAAGATGAAGGTTTTGGAACAATAGATGTAGATTTATTCTTCCAGAAGCTAACACTTGATAAAACTGGGATTTATATCGCAGACATAGGCGACCCAATATCAAGAGGTAGCAGAATGACCCAATCTTTTGAGCTTTTAGCAAGAGGTAACACAGACGTAGACGGTTATAAAAATCTAGTTAATATTCTTAACTGGATGAAAAATAATTATTCAAATGTTTGTAGTTTACCACCTGTTCCACCGATAACAGCAACTGGGTACAATAACGTAACCATGCTGCCATTATCAACAATAACAAACGTGGGCTTAGACGGAAATAACCGAATAATCTATAGCCTACAAGGTCAAATAATACTTTAAGGAGAATAAAATGGCTGTACCAACAGTATCAAACCCAATGGGTGGAAAACTCACAGTAGACATTAACGGTGTAAGTATTCCTAGCTTTATGCTTGGAGAACTAACCCCTAACGTAGCGCAAGTACTTCGTACAAGCGAACGTCTATCAGGTTCAACCACTCGTCCATCAAACCAATTAGATAACCCATCGTTCGACGTTGCGTTCTTCCCAAACAACTGGGACGACCTCAAGTACTTCATGCCCGAGAATTACAATATGCCTACTGGAACACAGACACTAGGTAACTGGATTATCGGAGGAGGCACTTGTAGCCTTCCTGAGACAGTCCCTGTAAACTTTCACTACGAATGTGAAGGCACTGATGACCGTGATGTATTCATTTACGCCGCACTTGTATCTTTTGAACACAATACAGCGTTCACAGCTACAGATGACCAGAGCGTTATGTTCCACATCTATCCACAAGATACATCAGAAGGACAGATCCGTTACGGTACTGGAAACTTGACTACACCGTCAATTTACAATGCCACTACGGAAACAACTGATCCAATCTCAAGCTAGTATTAAAAACTAGATACATTAAACCCCTCTTTACTGAGGGGCTTTTTGTTAGGCATAATAGTAATAGAGGAATTACCTTATTAAATTGATAACCTAGGAGGTTATATGGCTGACATTAGCATTTCACTATCAAACGTACATAACATAAGAAACTTGTTAGTTGAGGACTTAGGTCAATCTTTTAAGGTACGCAAACTTGGGGCGGGTGAAGAACTTGACCTTTCAGATAAGCTTAGAAAACTTGGTGAAATTATTACTGAACTACAAGGGATAGACTTTAGTAAATTACAAGCTGGTGACACACCTACAGCAAAAGAACTTTCAAAAATCAAAGCAATCCAAAAACGAACCAGTATTTTGACTGATGAAATCAATAGTATTAAAAGGTTTGAACTTGAGACGTATAAACGATGCTTTACTGATGATAATAACGGCAAGAATGTTGAAACACTACTAAACTCTCTATCAGAAGAAGACCGTACTGAACTTTTCAAACAAATCTTTGACAAACCTCGTATTGTTAATGCTCCCGAATTACCAATTGAAACTGCACTAGATGACTCAGGAGAGGAGACAAGTTAATGGCTAATCTATTAGACCTAATGAGTCCTGAGGATCGTCAGAAGGCCTTAGAACGTGGCAAGAAGCGATTGGAAGGTAAAAAGGGTGCAGCTATTTCACCCGAATTATATATTACTGCTGAGTTCGGATATTACTTTGGTTGGGAAGGTGTCTTAGCTATCAAACGTGGTTACATTGAAAAGTCTGATGCAAATAATCAAGTTATTAAAGAACCCTTTACATTAGAAGAAGTTATGGCACTACTTGAAGCCGCTAAAAAAGTATGGTATTCAAAGGTAATAGACACGTCACATGGATCACTAGTAGCAAATAGTTCTGTGTATTCAAAATCACCCGGAGAAGCGTTTAACAAAGGGATTAAACCCTTTACTGATAAAGCTGATATAGGATAAAACATATGGCTAATACAATTGTAGGAACAATCTCATACGACGTTAAGCTGAACCTAGCACAGCTTAAAAAAGATACTTCTCGAGCCGAGAAGATTGTTAAAGATTCCTACAATAAAATTAGCAAATCACAATCTAGATCTCCTAGTGGTTCTGTGAGCGGTGGTTCTAAGACTCAAGCAGAAGGAATAACTAAAGACGTTCAGGCTCAAGTAAATGCAACTAAAAAGGCAGCACAAGAGTCTTACGAAGCTATAGCAAAATATACACCCCAGATTCAACGTCAATTCTTATCAGTAGAACGAGCGAATAATCAGGTTTATAGTGCATCGACTCGCTCTGCAACTGCAATAAAAAAGTTTGGTACTGACTCAGTACAAGCTCAGAGAGCTACTAAATCACTCAACGTAGCAGTACAAAACCAGGTTATGAAACAGAGTAGTCTAGACAGCTCACTCCAAGGTACAGGTAAAAGCCTAGAGTTCTCTAGCGGAGCTGCCAGAGGTCTTACAGTTGCCCTTATCGCTGTTGGTGCTGCTATTGCAACAAACCTTAACGCAGGTATTCGTCGTCTTGACACTCTTAATAACTTCCCTCGTACAATGGCAAACTTTGGTATTAGTGCACAAGATGGTGAATTTGCTATTAAAGCTCTTGCTCAAGAGTTAATTGGACTTCCTACTTCACTAGACCAGGGCGCTAGGGCTGTTCAACGATTTACTGCTGTTAATAACGACGTAAAGGCTTCAACAGCTTTATTCTTAGCATTCAACAACGCAGTTATTGCTGGTGGAGCACCAATGGAATTACAAGCAACAGCACTTGAGCAGATTTCACAGGGCTATGCCAAAGGTAGAATAGACATGATTGAGTGGAGGGCTTTACTTACTGCCATGCCTGCTCAGCTTAACCAAGTAGCAGAATCTATGGGAATAACATCTACAGAGCTTGGCGAAGGCTTAAGAACTAGTTCTATCAGTGTAGACGACTTCTTGCTTACTATTGCAAAGCTAAACAGCGATGGTGTTGGAGCATTTACTTCTTTTAAAGAACAGGCAATGAATCAGGTTGGTGGTGTTCAAGTAACTTTGACAAACCTGAATACAGCTATTGCCCGTAGTATCGAAGGGATGCTGAGTGCAATAGGAACTGAAAACTTGAGAACTATTATTGGTGGTATTGCAGATCTCTTTCAAAACTTTGGCCGTGGAGTTAGCACTTCTGTTAATCTAGTTAAGACAATCGGACCGGTTGGTATAGGCGCAGCGGTTGGGATTGGTGCTTTAACGGCTGCGATGATTGCTACAAACGGAGCTACGACACTAGCCACAAGAGGACTGTTAATCTTTAGAGCTGGACTTACACTTATAAGCAAACACCCTATTATATTTGCTTTATCAGCAATAGTTGCAGGTGTAACAGCTTTAGGTGCTGCTATGGGAGTATTCAATTCAAATACAGACGAATCAGCTGATGTAGCGGCAGACTTAGAAAATTCTTTAAAAAACTACCAACCACCAATCAGGGCAGCAACAGAAGAGGCTGGCAAATTTGGTAAGCAAATGTCTAAAATAGATGACCAAATTAAAAAAGCCAATGAAGACTATAGATATAATCTAGCTAAACTGGTTTCAGATAAGAACGAAAATATTGCAAGTCTTAACAATACTTTAGCTGCTGAAAAACAATCATATGATAATTCTTATAAAGAACGCCTTGCTTCATTTGATAGGGCACAAAATGATGAAGAATCATCACATGCCCAAAAAACAAAAGCATTACAAAACCAGATTAGTTTCTTAACTAAATATAACTCTGACGCAAATAAAAAACAATTAGCTCAATTACAATTTTCATTAGCTCAAGAGAATGCATCATATCAAAAATCAGTTGCCCTAAAAAAAGGAGAGTTTGACGCTGAAACGCAATCGCAGTTTAGTCAGTATGAGCTAAGGAGAGCTGAGAACCAGAAAAAGTTAGATGAGGAGCTTGCACTTCTTGAGAAACACCGCATAGATGTAACAAGTGTCCGTGACGTTATGCTTCGTGACGAGATTCAAAACCTTAAGGATAGCCGTGATGCACAACTGCTCAGCTTGCAACAGCAGAGATCTGATATAGCAGCCCAAGGTGCAGCAAATGGAGCGGCATATGGAAATGCCTTTAATGCAAAATCTTCCAAGATACTATTAGACCTCACTCAACAACAGCAGGATGATGTTGCAAGGAGGTTTAGGAGCATAGCACTTCCATTCCTAGAAGCTGGACTAAAGTCTGGCGCACTCGGTAATTCAGCAGAATACAGGAGAGCTGAGTCACTTATATCAAGTAGAGGCTATGCGACTGGTGGTTTTACTGGAACTGGTGGAAAAAA